AGCGACATTTATCCCCCCGAGCTTAGTGCTCCACGCTTAGGAGGCCGTTTTGGGCGTTCCGTATGGCCTTGGTGAACGTGGTTTGGCGTTGTGGGAGGCGCTTTCGGGTGATGATGTGGCGCGGAATGGGCTGGTGTTGGAGGCTGCGCGTTTGGCTGACCGCTTGGATGAGCTTGATTCTGTGATTCAGGGCAAGGGTGTTCTGAATCTGATGCAGTTCCGGGTCATTGATAAGGAAGTCACTGACGACTCTCTGAACATCAATGTTGAGGTCAAGTTTCAGAACGTTTTGTCTGAGGCGAGGCAGCAGGCTACGGCTTTTGCTGGGATCCTGCGAGCCCTTGGACCTGTCGAGGCTGGTGCTGCTGCTGGCGAGGGGCCGGTTGCAACTCCGCTGGATGGGTTGATGAAGAAGATTGCCGAGAGGCGAGCCAAGACTAGCTAGAGGTTGGTGGGATCGTGGGGTTGCGCGGTTCCCAACTTCCTAGATTTGATACAGCGCCTGCTCCGAAGGGTTTCAGCGTTGAAGACGCTGAGCTTGCAGTTGCCTTTGCCGCTGCATATGGGCTGACGGCGGATCCTTGGCAGGAAACAGTTTGCAAGTCTTGGTTTCGGCGGACGAAGAAGGGCACTTGGTGTTCTTCGACGTGGGGTGTCACTGTTCCCCGTCAGAATGGCAAGAACGGTTCCCTTGAGATTGTCGAGCTGTACGGGACTATCGCTCTTGGGTTGAAGTTCCTGCATACGGCGCATGAGATTAAGACTGCGCGTAAGGCGTTCAAGCGGATCAAGTTCTTTTTTGGTGAGAAGGCGAACGATCCTACGGCTAAGTTCCCTGAGCTGAATGCTTTGGTGAAGGAAGTCCGCAACACGAACGGTCAGGAAGCGGTTGAGCTTCATAACGGCGGCGTGATTGAGGTTGTGGCCCGCTCTAAGGGTTCAGGGCGTGGCTTCACGGTTGATGTTTTGGTGTTGGATGAGGCGCAGGAGTTACAGGAGCATGAGCTTGAGGCCCTGTTGCCTACCATCTCTGCCGCGCCCTCTGGTGACCCTGTAACGATTTACATGGGTACGCCTCCGAAGGATATGGGCGAGCTTGGTGAGCCGTTTGTTCGTGTGCGTAATGGCGCGGTTGATGGTTCGGATAAGCGTGCTTCTTGGGTTGAGTTTTCTGCTGTTGGTGACGTTGATGAGATGACGCCTGATGAGTTGGTCAGGTTCGTTTCGGATAGGCGGAACTGGGAGGACGCTAACCCGGCTCTTGGTTACCGGATCAATCAGACAACGGTTGAGTCTGAGTTGAAGCAGTTCTCTGCGCGTTCGTTCGCTCGTGAGCGGCTGAACATGTGGCCTGTTGCGGGTAAGACAGCTTCGCCTATCCCTGCTGCGGCTTGGGCTGAGCGTTTGCTTGAGGTTGTGCCTGAGGATTGGCCGCTGGCTGCTCTTGGGTTGGATATGAATCCTGAGCGGACGAAGGTGACGATTGGTGTTGCTGCTCATTCGCCTGGTGGTGTGCATCTTGAGATAGCTGAGGATGCCCCGTTTTCGGATGACGGTTCTACGGCTCTTGTGAACTGGGTGTTTGCGCGTGCTGGTCGGCGTATCCCGGTTGTCATTGATGCTTACTCGCCGATCCGTTCCATTGAGGCTGCTTTGAAGAAGAAGGGCTGCAAGGTGTTCATCCTTGGACCCAATGAACTGTCTCAGGCGTGCGGTGGGCTTTATGACGCGGTGATGAAAGACAAAACGGTGACCCATTTCGGGCAGGAATCGCTTGATGCCTCATTGGCTGGTGCTGTGAAGCAAAAGTTCGGTGAGGGCGGCGCCTGGAAGTGGAACCGCAAGACATTCGAGGTTGACCTGACTCAGATCATGGCTGTTACTGCGGCATGGTTCGGTGCGGTGAAGTTCGCTAAGAAACCCCGCGCTGAGGGCGCTGCTAAAAGGAAGGTGGTGATCCTGTGATCGGTTCTGGTGCAGAGCTGGTACTTGATCATTCGGATGCTGCCCTTCTGGGTGAGTTGGTTCGTACGTTTGAGGCTAAGCGTCCGCGGAATCTCATTCGGTCGGTCTATTACGATGGCGCGGCGCCATTGAAGGACTTCGGCATCAGTTTGCCGCCGAAGATGCGGAACATTGAGGCTGCTCTTGGTTGGGTGGCTAAGGGTGTTCATGCTGTTACGGATCGTTCGAAGTTTGAGGGGTTTGTTTCTACGGATGGTTCGGATGATCCTTTTGGGTTGTCTGAGATTTTGTGGGATAACCGGTTTTTGGTGGAGTTTCCTGCTGCGGCTGTTTCGTCTGCGGTGCATGGGTGCTCGTTCTTGACGGTTTCTCAGGGTGATGTTGCATCTGGTGAGCCTGAGGTGTTGGTGTTGCCTCGTGCTGCTGATGCTTCGGCGGCGATTTGGGATCGGCGTAAGCGGGCGCTTAAGGGTTTCTTGTCTGTGGTTGACACGGATGAGACGCATCAAATCTCGCAGATGATCATGCACACACCTGAGAAGGTTGTGACGTTGACACGAGGTTCGAAGTCTTGGCGTGCTGACGTTCGACGTAACCCGCTGGGCGTGGTCAGCGTGTCTCCCCTGGTGCATAAGTATGAGTTGGGGCGCCCGTTGGGGCACTCAAGGATTACTCGTGCTGCTATGGGTTATTCGGATTCGGCGTTGCGGACGATTGTTCGTGCTGAGGTGTCTTCGGAGTTCTATTCGGCGCCTGAGTATTACTTGTTTGGCGCTGATGTGTCCGCGTTTGTCGGGGATGACAAGTGGACGGCTCTTATGGGGCGTATCAAGGCTATGGATGTTGAGGACGGCGATGATAAGCCGGATCTTCACCGGTTCACGGGCGCTTCCCCGCAGCCTCACACGGACCAGCTCCGCATGTGGGCGAACCTGTTTGCTGATGATCAGGATCTTGAGGTCAAGTTCGCTGACTCGTCGAATCCGTCTTCGGCTGACGCTATTTTTGCTGCCAAGGAAACGCTGATCACGACGACTCGTGACGCTAATGCGATGTGGGGCTTTGGTGCCGCTCAGGCCGCTCATCTGGCTATTCGTTTGCGTGATGGTTTGGATGCTGTGCCGGCTGAGTTGCGTTCGTTGTCTGCTCAGTTCACGGATCCTGCGATTGTTTCGCCGTCTGCTCGTGCTGATGCGTTCTCTAAGTTGGCGTCTTCCATTGAGGGCTTCGGTGGTTCTGAGGTTGGTATGGAGTACGCGGGTTTGACTCGTGAGCAGATTGTCAGGTTCCAGGCGGATAAGCGTCGTTTGCAGGCTGGTTCTCGGATGGATGCGTTGGTTGCTGCCGCGCAGGTACCGACGCAGGGGGTTGTTGATGTCGCTGCAACTGCTGAGGACGTTCGAGCGGGCGAATGATGGCATCGCGGCTCTGGTTGATCGGGATCTAGCGGCGTTTATAGCGTCGTTGAATTTTGAGAGGCCTGAGGCGGTTCAGCGTGCCGTGTTTGAGTTCGTTCCTGTGTTGGTTGCTCAGTATGGGGATGTTGCTGCGACGGTGGCGGCTGATTGGTATGACGAGTTGCGCGCTGCTGAGGGTGTCAGGGGCAGGTTCAGGGCTCCACTTGCACCGCTGGTACCTGATGAAGTTGTTACGGATCGTCTTGGTTACGCGTCGCGGGCTAGTGGGCCTTTGTGGCTTGGCGACGTTGAGGCTTTTACCAGTTTCGTGGCGATGATGACCAACGAATACGCGTTGCAGCCGGGCCGGGACACTGTAATGAGTGCCGCACACGATGACAAAGCAGCGTATGCCCGTATCCCTGAGCCCGGTGCTTGCAAGTTCTGCCTCAAGCTGGCTTCTCGTGGGTTCGTGTATTCGAAGTCATCGGCGGGGCAGTCCAAGAAGTTTCATGGGAAGTGCCGCTGTAACACCATGCCGGTGTGGGATGAAACCCGCGCCCGCGTCGAGTACGGGTATGACCCTGATGCGCTCTACGACCTTTACCGGCAAGACGTAGACGCCAAATAGACCAACCACCTTCGGGTGGTTTTTTCATGCCCGCACGGGCAAACCAGAAACAAACATCCATTCCCCTTTTTGGCCTGCACAGGTTCTTGGGGCGTTCCCGCATGGGAGAGGAAACAGTAATGAGTGAGTCCACCGCGGCTGAGACCGCAGCACCTACCGAGCCGGCAGTTCAGGCCCCTGCACAGGAGACCGACTGGAAAGCTGAGGCCCGCAAGTGGGAGGCCCGCGCTAAGGAGAATAGCGGCGCCGCCTCGAAGCTTGCGGAGATTGAGGAAGCGAACAAAACGGAAGCGCAGAAGTTGCAGGAGCAGCTTACGTCGCTTCAGGAGCGTGCCGCTACGGCGGAACGTGACCGTGAACGTCTTGCTGTGATCGCCAAGCACGGGATCCCCGCTGATTACCACGATCTTGTTCATGGTTCTGACGCTGATGCGTTGGAAGCTTCCGCGGCGAAGGTCAAAGCACTCATTACGACAAGCGCGCAGCCGCAGCAGACGGCTTCGTTTGTCATCCCTGACGAGGGCGGGAGCCCAAGTCTTGCACTCAACGGTGACGGTATCGAAACCGCACTCAAGAACGCTCTCGGTATCGCCTAAGGCGAGCCGACTACTCTAGGAGAAACCTGTGGCTATTACCGCCGCTACAAAGACCAGTGATTTCGCTGGCTTCCTCAAGCCCGAACAGGCTGAGGCTTACTTCAACCAGGCTCGCCGCAACTCTGTGGTGCAGTCGCTTGCCCGCCAGGTGCCGCTTGGTATCAACGGTCAGGAAATTCCTGTTGTCACGTCGAAGGCTACGGCTGGCTGGGTGGCGGAAGGCGGCAAGAAGCCGGCTTCCAAGGGTGCTATCGGCCTCAAGACTATCGCCCCGAAAAAGATCGCTGCTATTGCGGTTGTGTCTTCGGAAGTTGTTCGCGCCAACCCCGGCAACTATGTCGAGCTGTTCAAGCAGGACATTGCGGAGGCAATGGCCCTCGCGTTTGACGCTGCTGCACTGTACGGCACGAACACCCCGTTTGGTGCTGGCAACTACATCGCTGCTACGACCAAGAGCGTCGAACTTGGCACAACCACGGCTGCTAACGGCGGCGTTTACGGGGACGTTGTTGCGGGCCTCAAGCTTCTGGTCGATGACAAGAAGAAGCTGAACGGTTTCGCGTTTGACTCCGTCGCTGAGCCGACCTTCCTTGGCGCTGTTGACCTGAACGGGCGCCCGTTGTTCGTGGATTCCCCGTTTGAGGATTCCATCCTGACTGCCGGCAAGCTGCTGGGCCGTTCCGCTTTCATGGGCGACGGCGTTGGCGACACCGCCACCGATGTCCTTGGTTTTGGCGGTGACTGGTCGCAGGTCGTTTGGGGTGTTGTGGGTGGCATCAGCTACGACGTTTCTACGCAGGCCACGGTGACCATCAACGGCGAACTGACTTCCCTGTGGGAGAACAACCTTGTCGCTATCCGTGCTGAAGCTGAGTACGGCCTCCTGGTGAATGACAACCAGGCTTTCGTGAAGTACGTAGACGCAGTCTAGTTTGGCGCGTCTTACGCATCCGTCCGCTGGCACGGTGGTGACTTGCGAGGGTGATCTTGCTGAGCGCTACCGTGCCGGTGGCTGGGCTGACGCTGATGCGCCGGTCCAGCAGGAGCAGGCGCCTTCGGAGAAGCCTGCACAGCGGCGTCGTGGACGCCCGCCTAAGACTGACTAGGAGTTCTGATGGCTTGGACTACCGCCGCTGAGGTGTTGGACGCCTGGATTGGTGATGACGCGCCGGATGATACCGGGAAGGTTGATACCTGGATCGGTAAGGCTGAGAGGCTGTTGCGGTCTAGGGTGCCAACTTTGCAAGCGAGGCTTGCAGCGGATCCGGTTGTTGAGCCTGACTTGCTGGGGAACGTCAAGGACGTTGTTACGGGCATGGTTCATCGGGTGTTCCGTAATCCTGAGGGTGTTCGTCAGCGTCAGGAGGGCACGGGGCCGTTCACGGGGTCTGTTACTTATGGTGGGGATCAGCCGGGGGCTTTGTGGGTTACTGAGGCTGAGCTTGAGCTGGTGGTTCCTGCCGGCGCTAGCACTGGCGCGTTCACGATTGACATGCTCCCGTCCACTTCGCCGTTCTCTGACTCTTATGTGTCGCCGCTGAATGCGTGGGAACTCAATGAGTGAGGTTGTGCAGCGGATCCCTTACGAGGGCACTGGTGAGGATTCTCACGGTAATGAGGTTGAGTCTTGGGGTGATCCTGTGACGCTTTCGGGTGTTTATGGGTTTGATCCTGGTTCTTCTTCTGAGCCGCGGATTCCTGGTCAGGATCGTGTGATTGTTGAGCCGACCCTTTATGGGCCTTATGACATGCCGGTTGAGTCTGATGATCGGGTGGTTGTGCGTGGTCACACGTATGAGGTTGAGGGGTTTGTGCGGCGTTGGAAGCATATGCGGTCTGGTCGTTTGGCTGGGGCTGTTGCGACGTTGAGGCGGGTTAGTGGCTAAGCCGAAGTTCAAGTGGAATCCTGCGGGGTTTGAGGCCGTTCGTCGTTCTCCTGAGGCTGTCCGGTTGTTGGAATCGAAGGTTGATTCTGCGGCTGCGGCTGCTGGGCCTGGTTATGTTGGTTCGGTTGTGCAGGGTGTTGGCCGCGGGACTTTGGGTCGCGCGATTGGGACTGTGTTCACAGATGATTTCAAGGCGATCCGGGATAACGCTAAGAACCAGACGCTACTTCGCGTTTTTGACAGGTTGGGGGATTGATGGGCGAGTTGCTTGTGCCCCCTGATGTTGAGGCTGCTGCGATTGTTTGGTTGCGGAATGGTCTTGGCCCTTTGGCTGACAAGGTTGGCACGAAGGTTCCCGCGACTATGCCGGCGCGTATGGTCCGGGTTTCCCTGACTGGCGGTTCTCGCCGCGACGTGGCTACTGATGTTGCACAGGCAACAATTGAGTGTTGGGGGCCTGACGAGCCTACGGCATCGCTTATGGCACGCACGGCTCAGGGGCTAATGTTTTCCGCTGCTGGGATGACTGCTGGAACGGTGTTCGTCCGCAGGGTTGAAACCGTGGGTGGCGTGCAGAACTTCCCAGACCCGGACACGAACAAGCCCCGTTATCAGTTCACGGTTCGCTGGCACGTAAGACCAGCAACTATCTAATTTTCCTGCCCTCCGCATGGGGGGCATTCTTTTTGCCCTTTTATGGAGGAAATCATGGCCAATTCGGCTGCGAACGTTGTCGCGGGCACCCCGCTCGCGACTGGTGGGATCCTGATTGGCGACCTCACCGCTACTGCCCCAACTACTGCACTGTCTGTGCTGACTGGGTTCTCTGCCGCTGGTTACATCGGTGAGGACGGCGTCACTGAAACGAATGAGCGTTCCACGGACAGGATCCGGGCGTGGGGCGGTGACACTGTGAAGGTCGTCCAGACTGAGCACAACGTCACTTATCAGTTCACGTTCTTGGAGACGTTGAATGCTTATGTTCTCAAGGCCGTGTATGGCGAGGACAACGTAACGACGACTGCCGCAACCGTTTCGACGGGCACCCTGCATGAGGTCGCTATCAACGCGTCCACCCTGCCGCACCAGTCCTACGTGTTCGAGGTCAAGGACGGGAACGCGAAGATCCGCATTTACGTCCCGGACGGTCAGATCACTGAGGTCGGAGAAATCACGTACTCCGATTCTGAGGTTATTGGTTACCAGGTCACTGTTGAGGCTTTCGCTGATGACCTTGGGAACAAGGCTTACAAGTTCCTGGATAACGGGATCTTCTCAGCTTAGAAGCTCCGTGGGGCGGGTTGTTGGTGGCTCCCCGCCCCACGGTTACCCCTGATAGTCGCCCCTTGAAATATGTCACCCCTACCTCTTTTGGAGTCACCATTGTTTGAAGTACCAGCAGCTAAGCGTTCGTTGAAGCAGAACGTGTTTGAGTTCAAGATCGGCACGGAGACGTACACGGTACCTAAGTTCGAGTATTTGCCGGTGGGTGTGCTTGAAGTTATCGAGTCCACCGCCGCTGACGCTATCGGACCATTCCTTGACGTGTTCGGAGCGAAGGACAGCGCCGTTGGTAAGGCGGTGCGCGGCCTTGATAAGGAGCAGCTCCTTGCGTTGATCAAGGCTTGGCAGGCTGACAGTGACATCACGGCGGGGGAATCCGAGGGCTCCTAACACTCCTTCGGGAGTTCAGGGGAGCCCTGAACTACGACCTTATTCGTCTTGGCTACCGGGCGTCTGATGTGCCGTCCGTTTTGTCTTGGACTGATTTGCGGGATGTTGTCGCGCACCAGTCCCCTGATTCTGCTTTGTACCGGGCGATGCATCCTGACGCGGCGCCGTGGGGTCTTAGTGAGCATCTTTTGGCGGTTGTGGCTGATGCGGTGATCGCCGGGAATTGGATGCAGTCCAGGGATGGGCAGAAGAACAAGAACAGGCCTAAGCCGATTCCGCGTCCTGGTGTTCAGCCTGAGAGTAAGAAGTTTGGCGGGCAGGCCGAGAGTGTGGAGACGATCCGGGCTTGGCTCGGTTGGTAAATAAATAAGAGAGTTGGTGCCTGTTGGCTACGGAACTTGGGTCTGCTTTTATATCCGTTGGCTTGGGCACCAACACTCTTGCTGGTGACATTAAGAAGGCGTTTGGGTCTGCGGAGTCTTCTGGTGCCGATGCGGGAAAGTCCGCTGGGCGCGGGTTTGGTGCTGCGTTTGGTGTTGCTGCTGCCGCTTTGGGCGCGTTGGGCATTGGCTCGTTTTTCAAGTCTGCCATTTCTGGGGCTGCTGATCTTGAGCAATCTGTTGGCGCGATTGATTCGGTGTTCAAAGGCTCCGCGGGGCAGATGCATGAGTGGGCTAAGTCGGCGTCTACTGATGTTGGTTTAACTCAGAATGAGTTCAACAGCCTTGGTACGTTGATCGGTTCTCAGCTCAAAAACGGCGGCACTGCCATGGACGAGTTGGGGCCTAAGACAAAGGCTCTGATTGGCACTGGCGCTGACCTTGCTTCCATGTTTGGCGGCACGACGCAGGAGGCTGTTGAGGCATTATCCTCAGCGCTTAAGGGTGAGCGTGACCCGATCGAGCGCTACGGTGTTTCGCTGAACCAGGCAAAAATTGATGCTGAGGCCGCTGCTCTTGGGTTCCAGAAAGTTGATGGGGCGTTTGATCAGTCAGCGCAGCAGGCCGCAACTCTTTCGTTGATCACGAAGCAGACCGCTGACGCTACTGGGAACTTCGGGCGTGAGACAGACACCCTGGCGCATAAGCAGCAGGTTCTTAGCGCTCAGTGGGCTGACGGTAAGGCTGCCCTGGGTACTGCTCTTCTGCCGGCTGTTACTGCCCTAACTGGGGCTCTCGGGTCTGCGCTTGCTCCTGCCATGGCTGGGGCTGTTGCGGTGACTAAGGAAGTCATTGGCGGGTTCGCCGCGTTCGGGTCAGCGTTCAAGGCGGCTGATGGCGATATAACGTCAAGCGGGTTTCCGGGCTTTATGGAGCAGATTGGTTTTGTCGCTTCACAGGTGTTTGCGACGTTGGGGCCGATTTTCCAGTCAGTAGGCGCCGCTTTTGCGCCACTTATCCCGCAGGTTCTACAGCTTGCGTCTTCGTTCTCGCCGCTGGGCCTGATTTTCCAGACAATCCAGCCGATCCTCCCCCAACTAGCTGCGATGTTCGCGAGTCTCGCAGCTCAGATTGGACCTGTTCTAGGCCAGGTGTTGGCGCAGGTTACGCCCCTGATTCAGATGCTGGTAACTACGCTCTCGGGGACGTTGGTTCAGATCATGCCAACGGTTGTAAGTTTGGTGGCGATGCTCGGCACGGGGCTTTCTCAGATTATCCCGGTTGTTGCTGGCGTCCTTGGCGCAATCCTTCCGCTGATCGCTACTCTGATTAGTCAGCTCGCCCCCATTATCACGAATCTTGTGACAGCTATCCTCCCTCCCATCATCTCGATCTTTGGTGATGTTATCGGCGCTATTGGTCCGTTGATCACGATCATCGCGGGCCTGTTGATCCCGATCATCGAAGCTCTGATGCCTGTTGTGGTAACTGTGTTCGGTGTAGTCGCTGACGTGATTAAGTCCGCGATGCAGATCGTGCAGGGGATCATCCAGGTTGTTACCGGGATCATTTCGGGCGACTGGGATAAGGTCTGGTCGGGTATCCAGAACATCTTCGCTGGCATCTGGAACACCATCAAGTCTGTTGTGACTGGAGCTATAGCCATAGTTGGCTCTGTCATTTCAAATGGCATAAACATGGCCTCTGGTGTGGTTTCTTCCGTCCTTGGGAACATCGGAAACTTCTTCGCCACTACGTGGTCGAACATCAACTCTGGGGTGTCAGGGTTTATTTCAGGCTTCATTGGTTTCTTCAATGCCCTTCCGGGAAAGATCATGGGTGCGCTGGCAGGCGCCGGGACGTGGCTGGTCGATGTTGGCCGGAACATCATCCAAGGCCTGATAAATGGTGCTAAGGGAATGATCGACGGCGCAGTGAAGGCAGTGAAGGACGTTGGCGGGGCGATGCTTGACGGGATCAAGGGGTTCCTTGGTATCCATTCGCCGTCGCGGGTGTTCAAAGCTCAAGTTGGCATGATGATCGGCGCGGGCCTGATTGAGGGCGTAAACGCGTCCGAGGGTGGCGTCACGGCTGCTGTGAACAATCTTGTATCCATTCCGCAGGTGCCGACGTTCGGTTCCGGTTCATACACCGCTGCGTTGCAAGCGCAACCGTCTCAGGCTTTCCCGTCGCGGGTCGGTCTGATGGTTGCCGGGCGGGAGTTTGAAGCCTACTTGGTGGATACCTCGTCTGGGGTGGTCCAGTCTGCCGATGCTGACACACGATACATGAGGGTGGGCTGATGGTAGCTGTAACGGTTGATGCGGTGTTGGATGCGCCTTGCCCTCGGGCTGGGATTACTGTCACCGGCTTGGGTGTTGGCGCGTCTGTTGTGTCGGTGTGGCGTACTGCGGATGGGGAACGTAACCCTGTCCGCGGTGCGCGGCGTACGAGGATGAACGATGCTGACTATGTTGTTGATTTTGATGTGCCGCTTGGCCGTCCCGTGACGTATGAGGTTGAGGTTATTAGCGGCCCTTCCGGGGCTGCTCGTGTCACTTCGGATCCTGTGACCGTGGATAGTGCGACAGGTTGGATCATGGATCCGTTAGTGCCTCAGACTGCTGTCCCGATTTATCGGGGGCGCACGGCTAGTGGCGAGCCGATGTTTGCTGTGTCAGCGATGTCGAAGCTTGATTACGCTGCTGAGACTCAAGTGTTCCGTGTGCTTGGTAGCGATAAGCCGATGGCTTTATTTGGTCAGCGCATGGCTGCGTCTGGTGTTGATTTTTCGATGATCACTGACGCGGCAGAGCAGAACACGCGGTTGCGGAATCTTGTGCAGTCCTCGGCTCAAATGCTTATTAGGGTGCCGGCGTTGTGGACGAATGCGTTGCCTGGTTCTTGTTTCGCGTTGATTGCTACGGCTTCTGAGTCTCCGGTTGATGCTGGCATGGGCGGGGTGTTGTCTGTGTGGTCGTTGACTGGTGACACTGTGCAAGCCCCGACTATCCGTGTTTTGACTGCTGAGTTCACGTATGGCGACGTTGCTCTCTTGTTCAGTACGTATCAGGCGAAGCAGGATGCGGTGGTTGCGTCGGCTGCTGCTGCGGGTGAGTCGCCTACGTACCTGTTTGATTTGAAACGTCCGCTTGGTTAGGAGAATCCTTTGCGTCTGATTGATGAGTTGTCGTTGGATGCGTTGGAGGGTTCTAGGCCTGCTGATTCGTTGACGGTGTGGGCGTGGCGTGGTGACAGCCTTGTGGTTGCTGAGCCGTTGGATGTTATTAGCTGGGGGTTTGAGGATCAGGCCGGCGATAACGTGAAGGTCGGGCAGAAGGTAAGCCTGACTGTTGCGGATCCTGATGGGAGCCTTGGGGCTTGGCGGTTGGATGATCCGTTGGCTGTTACTGGCGCGCGATTGCAGGTCATTTACCGTGTTGGTGGTGCTGGTGCTGTGAATTATGGACTGTACCGGGTCACGTCGAATGAGCCTGATGAGGTTACTGAGTCGCGGATCATTGATGAGTATGGGTATGAGGAACCGGATGGGTTGCTTGAACCGCATAAGCGTCGTGTGCTTATCACTCGTTCGGTGGTGAAGCTTGAGGCTGTTGATTTGACGGTTGAGCCTGATCGTGACCGTTTTGAGGCGCCTGAGTCTCCGGGTATGGGCGCGACTGTTATTAGCGAGGTCAAGCGTCTGCTGAACCCGTATTTTCCTGTGGTTGTGGATCCTGGTGTTGGTGACGTTTCGGTGTCGCGGCAGTTGGTGTTTGATCGTGAGCGGCTTGAGGCTGTGCAGGATCTACTCGGCAGGGTCTCGGCAAGGTATCGCATGGGTGGCGATGGTGAGTGCCATTTGTACCCGCGTGCTGCCGAACCGGTGTGGCGTGTTGGGCCTAGTGAGGGTCTTGTCAAGGTTGCTCGTAAGCAGTCGTTTGATGGGTTGTATAACCGTTGGGTTGTTGAGGGTAAGGAAGAGGGCAGCGGTAACCCGGTTCGGGCTGCTGTGAGTATTGATTCTGGGCCGTTGAAGTATGGTGGCCCGCACGGTCGTGTGCCTACTTTTTATTCGTCTGAGATGATCACGACGACTGCGGCTGCTGTGTTGTATGCGATTGAGTTGCGGGATAAGTTCCTCGCGTCCCTTGCACTCGAACTGAGTGTTGAGTGTGTTCCGCGTCCTGAGTTGCAGGCTGGTGACCGTATTGAGGTTGGTTGCCCGTTCGCTGGCAGGATCGCATGGATCCCCGGCGAGATAACAAGCATCAAGCGTTCGGGCGCAACAGTCCCAGGCCCCACATCACTCACGGTGGTGTGCGCTTATGGTGACGTGATCGCCGCACTTGAACGTACTGACTGGGCGCAACATCTTACCGGGAATTTGCCGCCGCTTACTTGGGATCGGATGCCCTCTACTTGGGGTGCCGGTCCTGTCATGTCTTGGGACGATCTACCTTAAGGAGGACGCATGGGCTTGGATCATACGCTCGCTGCGATGTCTCCTAACAGTTTCACGCTCAAGCTTGGGAAAGCCTGGTATGACGGTTCGCGTTGGTGGGCTGTTGTTGGTGATAACCCGTTGGGGGCTCGTTGGGCTGACCCTACGCAGGCTGTGCAGGGCGCGAACGTTCTTGTCGGGATTATTAATGAGGGTCGGGGGCAGTCTTCGGCGATTGTTCTTTCTGGTGTTACTGAGCAGCCGCGTCCGTCTACTGGGCAGGTCACGGCTGTTGGTGTTGATGAACTCTTGTTTGCTGGTGATGATGGCGGGGTTTACGCGACTAAGCGTTACCTCGGCAGCGTGTCGGATTATGCGGTGTTGGATCCGGTGCAGCTCATTTGGACGATGGGGGTTCCGACTGTTCTTGGGGTGATTGGTGAGGTTGCTGTTCCTCCCCCTGCACCGCCTCCCCCACCGCCGCCTGTGGTCAGTACTGGCACTGAGGTGTTGACGGCTACGGCGTCTGACACGTTTGGTGTTGGTGGTTGGGGTCGTTGGGCTGGTGGTGGCGAGAAGGTTTATTCGGGTTCGTATGGCGGTTACACGCTGACGGGCTCGTTTTTTTATGGGGCACCACGTCCGGCGTTGCAGGGGAAGACGATCACTGCGGTTCGTTTCCGTGTTCCGCAACGGTTGGCTGTTGGTTCCTACAACAGTGCCGCGACCATCCATTTGTATGCGCATACGTCGCAGGCCCGCCCTGGTGGTGATGTTGCCCGTGTCGCTGGCCCGTTCGACATCAGTGTCACGGCTGGTCAAGGCCCGTCTTGGGTGAACATCTCTTCCGCCCATCCCGCTTTCGCTGGGATCGCAGCAACCCTCGCCGCTGGTGGCGGTATTAGTTTCGCGGGCGACCCGTACACCGGCTGGACAAGCCGACTCACCGACCCCTTGGCGGGTCAACTCGAACTTGATTGGAGCGCCTAGTGCAGACTCTTGAAAACGGTGTTGTTGTCCCGACGAACAGTGACCCGTACAACCTGACCGATGACCTTGCTAACGCATTCAAGAAAACGAACGGGGCGGTCAGGGTTTCCTCGCAGGCGCAGCGTGACGCGTTGACGAAGTACACGGGCTTGAAGGTGCAGCGCCTTGACCTTCCGGGCCAACCTGAGGACACGTGGGATGGCACTAACTGGCTGCCATTGGCGCCCGCGGTGTTGTCGTTCACGTCAACTTATCGGCAGGCGGGTACGTGGTTCACGGATGCTTTGCGGCCCGCGTCGGTGTCACGTATCGGCAGGCGCGTGAGTCTTGCAGGGGCTCTTGCAAACGATGTCCCGGTGAACTACACGGCTAACACTGCGTACACGTTGGCGACGTTCCCGGTCGAGTACGCGCCGAAGACTTACAGTGAGCCGTTCGTGATTCTGACAAACGCGTATCAGGTGAACGTATGGGTTACACCGGCTGGTCAGGTGAAGATCTACTTCTTGGTCACGGTCCCGTCCCAGTCGGTTGGGTCCATGGTGTTCCCGCTCTCCGGGATGTCCTGGAACTCGTGATTTGAGGAGTGTTGCCCTCGCGGCTAGGCGAGGGCAACACCGTTGCCCACACATGACCAGCCTGTTAAGGAGGCTCGCCCGGATGGGTGAAACAAACTCTACGCCCATTGGGGGGCCACCCGTGAAACCTGTAAAGCCGCATAAGCGTGTCGTGATCGGCAGGAACATCACACTAACTGCGGGGGCCGTTTACGCGCTGACACGCGCCCTGTATTACGCCACGGCGGCTCCGGAGTCGTTGTCCCAGGCGCAGAACATCATCGTCGCTGACGGGCGCGCACTGGGTGCATGGGCTGCCGTGTGGGGTATCACTGCTGTGTTGTGTGTCGCGGACATGATCAACCGCCACACCCGCCATGGGCTGTCTGCTGTTGTTGGTCTCGCGTTCGCGTGGGGCATCGGTTATGCGATCATGTGGGCTGCGACGGGCTACACCCAGTTCACGCTCATATCCGCGGCGATTGGTTGGCTGACACCCGCGGGCCTTGTGTTCGGGTTCCTCATCAAAGTTACCGCCCTTCAAGACATGCTCAGGCAGCGGGATCCGGGCGGCGCGAATGGGTGAATTCAACTGGGCCATCGCATCGCCGTGGATTGTTGGTGTGATCGGCCTCGCTGGCATGTGGTTGACCGCAAAAATCCAGCACAAAGGACGACCCGAGAACGCTTTGATTGACCAGCTCCAAGAGGAAATGACTTCCATGCGGGGTGACATAGCTGCTTTGAAGACTGAGCAGAACAAAGCCCGCCGCCGCGAGATGATCCGCGACAACTACATCAACCGGTTGCGCGATCACATCAACGCTGGCAACCCTCCCCCGCCACCCGAATGGCCTGAGGGCCTATACGAATAGGACACGTCATGGCTACACAGTTGGTCCAACCGAACCCGAACATTCCTTGCAAGCCGGGTTGGTGTTTGCAGTACGTCCGCGAAACCTACGGCATCTCCCCCGGCGTGTACCCATCAGCTACGGCAGGGTGGGCCAACGCCCAGTACAAGCACCCCGGCGAGCTGCCACCTCGTGGTGTCTGGACCCCTCTGTGGTTCTTCATGGAAGACGAGCCGCTGGGGCACGTGGTCTTGAGTGCCCCAGACGGTTCGCTTTATTCCACCAGTGACCCGTCCACGGTTCCGCACCATCACTCTAGCCTCGCTGACCTGATGGGCTACTACGCCTACTGGGGCTTGCCGCTTACGTACCTTGGCTGGTCCGAGGACATCGAGCGTGTCCGGGTGGTCGAGACTAGCGACTCCATCGAATACGCCGGCGAAGTCACCACCCCCACCCCTGTTACGGAAGAAGTAGATTTCATGACTGACATGCACACTTTCCTCAACACTCCCGCTTTCACTGGCGGGCCGACTATCTCTGAGATGTTCAAGGAGACTCACGCCGTTCACGAAGCGATCTTCAACAACGATGGCACCAATGAGTCGATCCTTGGCGGGTTCTCGATCAGCGGCCTGGACAACCACAACGCCGCGAAGATCCTCGAAGCTGTAGACGCCCTCCGCTCTGAGGTCGCGGAACTTAAGGCCGGCAAGTAATGCTGACTGTTGATTTTTGGTTGGCTGCTGGTGAGCGTGCGGTTAAGACGTTCGCTCAGGTGTTGTTGGGGTTTATGACGACTGGTGCGATTGGGATCACTCATTTGCCGTGGGGTGAGATGTTGTCGGTTGCGGCTACTGCTGCGTTGGCGTCTGTTCTGACTTCGGTGGTGTCTGGTTATCGGGATGGTAATCCTTCTGCGACGAATGTTGAAACGACTGACGCGCCCGGTAAGCACGTAGCCTGACCCCCCACCTTTTTTCGTGGCAGGACCGTACCAGTAGCGGTGTGGTCCTGCCTCTTTGTTTTAGGAGGCCCGTGTGGCTGTTGAGGTAACCCCGCTCGGGTTCAAAAAGCCTGATGGTAACGAGCTGTTCCGAAAGGGCGACAACGTAATCAGCGACAACGCCCAAAAAGCGCAAGACCTGATAGCTGATCTACAGTCACGCTTCCCCCCGAACTTTGACGGTGGCGCACCAGACACGCTCTACATTTCTGAACAACTTATTGATGGAGGAACGGTCTGATGGCCAACAGGATCCAGTTACGTCGTGGTACGGCGGCTCAGTGGGCTGCCGCTAACCCGGTGTTGGCTCAGGGCGAACCGGGCATTGAAACGAACACGGGCAAGCAGAAGTTCGGCGACGGGGTTACCGCCTGGAACTTCCTGCCATATGCGTCTAAGGGTGACACGGGCGCTCCGGGCGTGGCTGATGACGCCTCAGTCAAGGCCCTCGTGCAGAACCCCGCAAGCGAAACAGCAACGGCACTTAATGCCACTTATGCCACAAGGGCCAGCGCGCCGTTCACGATCAATTCGACAGACTCCAGCGGCAACCCGACATCGATCACCTACCACGTGACGGGCGGGGACGTGACGACCACCTATACATATGGGGCCAATGGCGTGGCAACCGAAACGACATCGGGGCAGACGGTCACCTACACCTACGACGGCAGCGGCAATCTGACAGGAGCGGTCTGATTATGGATCCGGTAACACTCGGCATGGCGAAGGCCCACGCGAAAAGGACATTTCTCCGCCCTTCGTCCGTAGCGGAGAAGTGGGGCAGGAACTTGCGCTCACCGTCACGGCTGTCCACCATCACGCCAACGATCACCAACGGCGGCTCCACCACTGCCATGCCTGGTTCGGCGCTGGTTGGGTACAAAGATGCACGTTTCCTATACACGGGCGCTGAACTTGACCGCGCTCTATCCACCTATGGAATCGTTACCTACATCAACAAGGGCGGGACGCTGCCAGTCCCGCCGCTCGGATTATCTGTGCACTTCGGGTTCCAAGGGCAGGCGTTCGAAATCCGCACTTCGAACCTCCCAAACGTCCGAATCTGGGTGAACGGACTGCCCACCACCGCCGACTTTGGAACTATTGGCGTCTCTGGATTTGCGGACCAGTTGGTCAAGGTGGACCTCGGATCGCGTGGTGTCTATGACATTCGGATCGAACTAGCGAGGGATGCATACTTCGGCGGCGTCCGCGTCCTGCCGACTGACCTCGTTTTCGCGCCCAAGCCGCCGTCAGCTTTGCGCCTGGCGGTCGTTGGCGACTCATTTTCTGCAGGGCAGTCACACAATGGTGCCGCCACCGTCAACAGCCCCGGGTACATCAGCAAGCTTGGCGAACTGCTCCAGATCGAAGATCTGTGGGGCCGGGGAATCGGCGGCACGGGCTACCTCGCTGGTGGCACCGCACCGACGTTCCGCGCCCGGCTCGCGGCTGATGTGGTCCCCTATGCGCCGGATGTCATCGTGTACCAAGGCTCGATCAACGACTACAACCAGACGGTTCCAAACCTTACAACTGAGATCCAAGCGCTCTATGCGGCCACGAAAGCAGCACTGCCGAATGTGCTTATCATTGCTACCTCGCCTCTTTCCTCATCCGCGCCGACCGCTAATGTGGTCACAATCGCTGCTGGAGAAAAGGCGGCATGGGAGGCGCTCGGCGTTCCGTATATTGACCTCCTGAATGCGGACACAGGCACAGGTGCGGTCGGAACAAACCGGACAGTCACGGATGCCGTATTGAACTCAACAACGACCGTGACGTCCGCTACCGCAGCTTTCGTGTCAGGCGATATTGGCAGGATCGTCTCCGCTACTGGCATCCCAGCCGGGACGACAATTGCAAATGTCACCAACGGCACCACCGCCGTACTGTCAACTGCTGCCACTGCATCAGCCAGCGGAGTTACCCTGGCAATCACCAACCAGCGCGGTAACGGGTCAGCTGACTACAACCGCAGTCAGGATATGGTTCACCCGTCTTACCCTGCTGGGTTTGAGCGGATCGCTGCGGGCCTCGCTGCTGGTCTGGCTCCGATTCTGAAGGCGTCAGTCTAGCTGGTCACCACTGGTCTTTGTCGGGGTCTGCGTTCTGCTGGAAACTGTTGACGAAGACCCCGGCAAAGAAGATCAGGCCCAGCACGAACGAGCAGACAGCGAGTCCACGGTACTCGGCGCTGCCGCCCGTTGACGATTCAATGGCGCACAACATGGCAACGATAAACGCGGCGACAGCGGCCCATACGCAGAAGGTGCGCTTAGTGATTCCCCCAGAATTCATGAGTCTAGTGTAAGGGCAACATAAGACCGGTTATGTTCCCTCGCGTAACAGTGGCTTAGCTTGTGCGTATGGCGATGGCTTTGCATCCGTCTGGGATGAGCGCGGTTGCTTTGGTGTAGGCGTCCTCGTAGTCGGCCCCTAGCGCCGTGACGTGCCCTATGCCGCCCTCTTGATCTTCTACCGTCAGTGTTACTTCCACCCGCCCAAGTGTAATAAACAACGAAGCCCCCACCTTACGAGGTGGGGGCCATCTGTTGTTTGCAGGGTCAGCCGCCTAGTGCTTTCTGGGCTATCTTCGCGGCGGCGAATGATGCGTCCGGCATGAGGTGCGAGTACCTATCCAAACTTGTGGTTATGGATTCGTGGCCTAGCCTGCGTGAGAGCGGGAAGATTTCCATGCCCGCCTGGATCATCCACGAAGCATGAGTGTGGCGGCAGTCGTGTATGCGTGGCATGTTCCCCGGCCCGTCTTTCGTGGTCTTGGTGTACCCGGCTTTGATTAGCGCCGGCTCCCACCCACGGTTATAGGTGGACCCTGAGCGCATCACACCGCCGCGTTTGAGCTTGAACACGTACCCTGCACCCGCAGCCTCCACAAGGGGCCGTACAGCGTCAACAGTGGACGGCGCGAGGGAAACGGTACGGCGGGACTTCTTAGTCTTCGGAGGGCCAATATAGAAGCCCTTCTCATCATCTTCCTTCCACGCCTTACTCACGGTCACTGACGGGTTCGGGCCATCCAACACGAAGTCACGGGCCATGAGTGCTGTAGCTTCACCGAAACGCAACCCAGTCCCCACAAGGAACTGGAAGAACGGGCGGAAATGCGGGTCCATGTGTTCCATTATCTTCGCCCACTCGGCAGGCGTGATGAACCTGATGATTTCCTCAGTGTGCGCAGACTTTGGCAGCTTCACACCCTTGCATGGGTTGTCTGGCCGGTAACCGAGGATCACGGCCGTAGTCATGCACGCGCTGAGTAGGCCGTGATGGTTCGCTATTGTCTTAGCCGCCATCGGAGCCCCATAACGTCCGGGCTTTTTGCGCATCTGGTTTACCCAGGTTGTGATGTCCGTGCGGGTGATGCCTGCGACCGTGCGGCCCGTGAGTGTGGTGAAGTGCTCGGCGATGGCGGACCTGTACCGTTTCATCTGGTACGGGCCTACGTTGGTGAGTTGGGCTAGGTGCTGTTCGAACGCTTCCCCTAGCGTGATGCCATCTGTGCGGGCTTCCTGGAATCTTTTGCGGGCGTCCGCACTGTCACCGTCGCAGGCGTCGAGTAGGCGA